TGCTAATGGTGGTAGAGTAGGAAGATGGATGGGTGGTTCTATGTCAGCAGGTAAAAGTACATTAAGAGAAATGTTAAGATATTTTTCTAAAGGTAGCAAACATGGCAAGAGCGGTGCAGAAATGTTAAAAATGGTAAATCCTAAACAGATTTCAAAATATTTAGAAGACCCTAATGATTTATTTATGAAAGGATCATCTAAAGAAGGAATTATGGCAACTGATATGGTTAAAGATTATGCTACAAAAGTAGAAGGCGAAAGATCAATGATGATCGGTGAGCTTCTTGACGCTGCAAAAAATATAAGAAAAGGAGATAAGAGTATAAATGAATATAAAGAAAAAATAATAAAAGAAATGATGGATAAAGGTGCGAATAGAGAAATGGCTGAAAATTTAGCAGAAATGGTATCGGGAATGGCACAAAAAGCAGGTGGTAGAACACCTACTCCAAATATTACAGATCAAGGACTTTTAGAATTAGAAAATATTCAAAAAAATTTATTAACTAAAGGCAGATCATTAAATGCCGACGGTGGTAGAATAGAACTTGCAAAAGGTGGAATTCCTAGAGCATTACAAGCAGCATTAAAAACTATTAAAAGTAAATTTGGTGATGATGCTATTAAAAATTTAGAAAACGAACCAGATTACGGTATAAGTATTTTAAACGATTTTAATATAGCAAGACCAGAGTCAGCTATAATAAGAGATAAAATGAAAAATTTTGGTAAACCTGGAAAGTACAATGAAGACGGTAGTATTGATTATGATTACTATGCAGACCTATTAAATCATTCAGAAGACACTGTTGTTTACGGAGATGAATCTATAGAAGAATTATTAGCAATGGAAAAAGAAACACTTGATAATTACAATGAGATGAAAGCAATGTATGATAGAGGAGAATTAGATAAGTATGCACCCTCAAAATTTGATAATGTAAACGATGATCAAATTGCAGCGGCTGTCGATGATATATTTCCAACAGGAGATATTAAACTTGATGCTGAAATGGCAGCAGAAGCTTTGGTAGAAAATAATCCTCAAATTTTTGGAGATATGCTTTATGAAGATCTTGATGACTTAACTAGATCAAAAATATATGGGTCCGTTTTAGAAGTTATATCTGGTAATACTGCTAAAATGATACAACAAAGTAAAAATCTATCTTCACCCACTAAAACTTTAGCTTCTATGAAAGCAGGTAAAGGAATTAATATTTCAGATCCAGATGTTATGGATGAGTTTATGAGATTTACTCAAGAATCTGATCCTAAAGGATTTAAAGATTTAGAACAAAAAGTAGAATTATCAAACTTTAATCCTAAAGGTAAAAAAGGAAATGCTGATGGTGGAATCATTGGTTTGACAAGCAATCCGAGGTCTGCTAGTAACAAAGCAGGTGTTGAAACATTATTTAAAAGAAGATAGAATATCCCTATGGCTACAATAGACAAAACATTACCCAATATGGACCCTAACCAATTAGGGGAAGAAATCGATATTGAACAAGTACAAGAAGCAGAAGTAGTAAATACTCCAGATGGTCCTGTTGAAATAGATATGACTGAAGACGGTGGAGCAGAAGTTTCTTTTGATCCCAACGCTACAGAAGTTCCAGAAGGAATGGGTCATTTTGATAATATTGCAGAAGTTTTAGAAGATTCAGTAGGAGATCCATTAGCGTCCGAGTTAATGGAAAAATATACAAATTACAAAGAGTCAAGACAAGAATGGGCTGACAGTTACAGAGAAGGTTTAAATCTACTTGGATTTAAATATGTAACTAGAACAGAACCCTTTAGAGGTGCAAGTTCTGTTACTCACCCAGTATTGGCAGAAGCGGTTACACAGTTTCAAGCACAAGCTTACAAAGAATTATTACCTGCAGATGGTCCGGTTAGAACTCAAATATTAGGTGCATTAAGTGTTCCTAAAGAAGAACAATCTAAACGTGTTAAAGATTTTATGAACTATCAAATCATGGATCAGATGAAAGAGTATGAACCTGAGTTTGATCAAATGTTATTCTATCTACCATTATCAGGATCTACTTTTAAAAAAGTTTACTACGATGATTTACTTGGAAGAGCAGTATCAAAATTTATTCCCGCTGAAGATTTAGTTGTTCCGTACTCTGCTACTTCATTAGAAGATGCGGAAGCAATTATTCATGTTATTAGAATTTCACAAAATGATTTACGTAAACAACAGGTTAATGGTTTTTATAAAGATATTGATCTTGGTGAGCCCCCAATTACAGAAGATAAATTAAAACAAAAAGAATTAGAATTAGAAGGTATTTCTGCAAATGGAACTGAAGACATGTATACTATTTTAGAAATGCATGTTAATTTAGATCTTGAAGGATTTGAAGATGTTAATCCAGAAGATGGAGAACCTACTGGTGTTAGACTTCCATATATTGTAACGATCGATGAAGCTAATAGTAAAATTTTATCTATTAGAAGAAATTACAAAGCAGAAGATCCATTAAAGAAAAAACAAGATTATTTTGTACATTTTAAATTTTTACCTGGTTTAGGTTTCTATGGTTTAGGTTTAATTCACATGATTGGTGGATTAAGTAGAACTGCAACAGTTGCATTAAGACAATTATTAGATGCTGGAACTTTAGCTAATTTACCTGCTGGTTTTAAAACTAGAGGGGTTAGAATGAGAGATGATGCACAACCTTTACAGCCTGGAGAATTTAGAGATGTAGATGTTCCTGGTGGAAATATTAAAGATCAGTTTATGCAACTACCATTTAAAGGACCAGATCAAACTTTATTACAATTATTAAATGTTGTAGTAGGTGCAGGTCAAAGATTTGCTTCAATTGCAGATATGCAAGTTGGAGATGGAAATCAAGGTGCCGCTGTTGGTACAACTGTAGCTCTTTTAGAAAGAGGATCTAGAGTTATGTCCGCAATCCACAAAAGATTATACGTGGGTATGAAAAGTGAATTTAGATTATTAGCACAAGTATTTAAAACTTATTTACCTCCGGTTTATCCATACGATGTACCTGGAGCGTCAAGACAAATTAAAGTACAAGACTTTGATGACAAGATTGATATTCTGCCAGTAGCAGATCCTAATATTTTTTCTCAGACTCAAAGAATTTCTTTAGCCCAAAGTCAATTACAACTAGCGCAATCAAATCCTCAAATGCATAACCTGTATCAAGCATATAGATCAATGTATGATGCGTTAGGAGTAAAAGACGTTAATGCAATTTTACCACCACCGGCACAACCAGTACCGATGGACCCGAGTCTTGAACATATTACAGCAATGTCAGCAAAACCTTTCCAAGCATTTGGTGGACAAGATCACAAAGCACACATCGATGCCCATTTAAGCTTTATGTCAATCTCTATGATTCAAAATAATCCAATGGCAATGGCAGCATTACAAAAAAATATTTTAGAACACATTTCTTTGATGGCTCAAGAGCAAGTTCAAATAGAATTTGTAGAAGAGTTACAAGAACTACAACAAATACAACAACAGCTACAACCTTTGATGCAAAATCAAGCAGCAATGCAAAACCCACAAGTTATGCAAATGCAACAACGTATGCAACAGATTACAAATCAGATAGAAGCAAGAAAAGCTATTCTAATTGCAGAGCTAACTATGGACTATGCTAAAGAAGAAGACAAAATTAGTAGTGAAGCAGGTGGAGATCCATTAATTAAATTAAAATCTAGAGAATTAGACATCAAAGCTAAAGCAGATCAAGAAAGAGCTTCAAATAATGAAGCTAGACTTAACATTGATAAGACAAGAGCACTTATGAATGATGCACAACATGATGAAAAGCTTGAACAGAACGAAGAATTAGCAGAATTACGTGCTGATACGTCTTTAACTAAGGCGCAAATGTCTATCGATAGTAAAAGATTCGATTTTGGTAGAAATTTTAAGAAAAATTAAGTATAATAATCTAAAAGGAGATAAATTATGAGCAAAGATTGGCAAAGAGGTTCAACATTCATGAATGACGACGTTAAAATTGAAAAAGAATTAGGCGTTGGTTCAGATGGTTACTCAACAGGTGGTAAAACTATCGAAATGACTAGTGGTACTGAATCACAAGTTGTGACTGTTAAAGGAACTAAAAGAATGAGAGCTGACAAGAAACCTGTAAAAGCTACTTGGTACTAATATGTGGTTATCGGCAATTAAATTAGCCGTTTCTGCTGGAAGTAAAATTTACGCTAATAAACAGAGAACGAAAATGGCTATGTCAGATGCACAGCTTATGCATGCATCAAAAATGGCCCGTGGTGAGGAAGCTTACCAGGGAAAA